GAACGCTTTTATGGGGGTACCTGTTAGCGCGTTCATGTTTTCGCTTACGGGATCAGTAGGTTTCACATCATCTTCCGTAGGTACTAGCTTGTCAGCGTTCTTGACGCCGAGCACTTCAATCATCTGGCGATGTAATTGAGGTAGGTTGTATATCTGAGGTGCCTGTTGTGCCATCTGCAACACTGCTTGGTACTGAACTACACGTTGCGCCATAGTAGAACTGTTAGGATCACTAACAGGAATTACATCGACCATAGCGTAGTCAGCTTGGCGGGCGGCTACTTCACCTCTGTTAGGCATGTAGTCGTATTCCACTGATGCTTCTTCGGCCATGATAGCTTTGAGCATCTTGAACTCTAGCTTCATAGCGTAGTGGACACGCGCCTGTACCGCAGCCATAGGCTTTAACGTACGTTCTAGCAATGCTAGCGTAGTACCCACTGGGGCGTTTGCGGACATATCAGATATGTTCATGTCACTGATAGCACCTAGACGGCGGCCTTCAGTAGTGATCTGGTTAAGCAACGCTAACAGAGTCTGGCTAGGCTCCTTATAAGGTAGGGGCATGATGTTTTCTTTGATGCTGCCTGATGGCACATCTACATCTTTAAACTCGCCCGGCTCGATAGGAGTGTCATCACCTTTAATACGTAGCCCACGAGACTTTAAGCCGCCGGGAAGGTTAGACAGGGTACCAGCGTCCACCAGTTGTCGTATGATCGACGTTCCTGCTTTAGCGTACCCACCTACTATGTGGATGAGTCCTAGGCCGTAGAAGCCAAATCCGGGCACATATACATAGTGTACAAAGTGCTGACGTTTTAGCGTTAAGGCGTCCTCTTCTTCCCAGTTACGACGGATCGACAATATCTCTTCAGTACCGCGTTCTATAGTAACAATGTAGGGCTTTGCGATACCGTCTTCGTCGTCTACACCCTCAATGATGAGGTCTGCATGAATCTCATATATAGTGTAACGATCATCATCAGTGATGTCGTACCCACCTTCCTCGGCCTTCTTTTCCTCAATATCGGTGTGGAACGGGCGAGGTTCTCCTAACTCTACGCCAGAGTAGAAACCACTCACTTGTAGCTTCATTATCTCGTTCTTGGTTTTACGCATTACATGGGTAACGCGTTCGGCAGATTCTATGTTGGATGCGCCATAAGGCACAATAACGTCTTCTGCTGGAATATAGATGGCGGCCTGTCTACCCATATTGGGGTCGAAGTAAACCTTCTTAAACGCCGATCCTGCGAGTCCTAGGCTATATAGCATTCTTTCGTGCTCTGGACGGTACTCCACCATGTTCTCTGTAAGCTCATAGTTCATGTCCGCTTTTACACGCTCTGCTGCTTCTAACTTCTCTTTAGTCTCTTTACCTAGAACCTTTACCTTTACTGGCCCTTGAGCAGGGAAAGTCTCACTCATGGTCTCTGCTTGGAACCGTATAGCTGCTTCGGCTAGGACTGTAGAGTTGACGCCACACGCGCCCTGCCAAGGAGTTGTACGCTCTTCGTACTTAAACCCTAGGATGTCCAGTCCTTTGACGTAGGTATCTGCCCAGTCTTTGCGGCTGTCCACATCTGCGTCTACCATACCTATTAACTCACCTGATAACTCGTTTAAGAGTCCTTCATCAAGTGCGTCCACCAAGTTGGCGTCAAACGCCATTAGGTCGGTCTCGTTGGCATCAGGGATCAGGGTGATCTCCATACTACCATCAGACAGAGTAACCATCTCAGGATCGACTATCTCAATAGATAAGTCTCCCTCAAGCACTTCGGCCTCTTCTACTTCTACGTCTTCTATGCCTTCTGGTGCGGCGTAGATACCTTTCTCAATTGCCATTCTGTAACCTCTTAATAAAACCCGCTACCGCGATGTTTAAACTGTTTAATGTCTTCTGGCTCATCAGTAGGTAATCGTATAAATCCGCCTTGTCTGAACCGCATAAGTGCCATAACTGTGGAATCCACCAGATCGTCATGGCTCATAAAGGGAAACCCTGCGATCTCTTCTACTACTTCTTCTGCCCATCTAGTCTGTGGAACCCATACTAACCCAGATTGCACAATGTCTGATACAGAGTTTAGACGTGCTAGTTTATCACCAGAACCTCTATGGGGGGTATATTCTTGTACAAGTAAGCCCATACGCCGCATTTCTTGGTACAACGCTACACCGGAACTCTTTTTCTCTACTATAAAAGCGTCTGGTTCCCATTCCGTGTACTGATCCATAGCCAATTCTTTTAGCTCGTGGAACTCCATACGCTCTTTTATGCTGTTAAGCAAGATTATATTATACGCTGAAGTCTCCTCATTAAGGAACACTCCCCACGTAGTAAGCGCCGTGTAATCCGCTCGGTTGTGTTTTTCTGCTGCGGAGTCCAAGGACATGATTATGTATTCGCAGGGTGGGGGTCGCTCGGCATCCCACTCGTTCCACCACTCTCTTTTTACTAGGGCGGCTTCCTCGGCGGTGGGTTGTTGCTGATACTGGGCGTTCCACTGGAACGTAGGCATTGATGCCTTGGTACGCAATAACGCCTCAAGATCAAAGAACTCAGGCCACAGTGGCTTCTGTATGGGCTTGCCCGTCTCTTTATCGTCCACATCTAATATAGCGGGGAACTCTATGACCTCATACTGGTCAGCACGGTCGTTCTGGGCCATATCCTTGACCACACGCCCCGTTAGGTCGTCCATGTGCCACCGTGTCTGGATAATAGCTACACTACCTCCGGGCATCAGACGAGTACGAGCACCGAACGTAAACCACTCATACGCCTTCTCAAAGACAATAAAGTTGCCATTAATCACGTCTTGCTCAGAGTGAGGATCGTCTACAAGTAGTAAATGCGCACCACGGCCCGCTAGAGCCGATCCAACACCACATGCGTAGTACTCCCCGCCCATGCTCGTACTCCAGCGTCCGGCTGATTTAGAGTCACTGGCGAGTTTTACTGTAGGAAAGATGTCTGCGTAGACTTCACTGGCTAGGATGTTTCGTACCTTACGCCCGAAGTCCACCGCCAAATCGGTAGTATGTGACACCATCATAACCTTCTTGTCAGGGTTACGCCCTAGATACCACGCGGGGTAGAAGATAGATACAAGCTGGGACTTACCGTGACGAGGCGGTATGTTTACGCACGCCCTGTCTTTGTCTCCTCGCTCAATGGCCATTAGGAGGTCGGCCAACATGCGGTGATGCTTCCCAACTAGGTAGTCAGGCTGCATAAGTTTACAAAATTCTATTAAATCGTCGTGTGCGGCTTTAACTGTACGCCGTTTGTCTAGCTCATCGACAAGTTTCTCTATCTCCACCACCTCGTCGGTGCTGAACTCGTCAATGTTATCCAACATGTGCTGGATTTCTTCTTGGGTAAACGCTTCAGTGGTGCTAGGCGCAGTCATTTATCGTCACATCAGCGGTAGTTACCATGACTACTCGCGCCCCACAACTCAAAATCGGCTTATCTGTGGTACTTTGCAGGACTTCAGACGGCCCATTTATAGTTACAGAGTTACAATACGTGTTTTTCTTACCTTGTTTTACGGTAATTACAGGTTCGTTCGTCCCATTCTTGAGATTGGCGCGGATTTTGTGCTGATTCACGTGAATATACGTCTTAGGCATCCTTACTTACCCCCAATTCTGCGTCTACGTCTATAACTTCTCCGTCCAGTGTCACCTCATCCGCAGGATTTACCAGCTTTTCTAGCTTTTTACGCAGTTTTGCCTTGAGGTCATCCGTTGACTGATGCGTAACGGTCACTTCCGACTTCTCTGCGAACAGTCCTACGTCCGAAATCTTACCCAGTAACTCCAACGCTCGAATACGGACGCGTGGATCGGGGTTCTCTGTCTCTAATATTAGCTTATTCGTTACCAAGTGACGCACAGAAACGGCTGACTCCACTACAGAGGCACCAAATTCCGTGAGTATGTTACTAGTTAGCACCAGCGAGGCTGGGGTCAAGTTAGCCATACGTTTGTTTGTTGCTTTCTTCGATGTCTTTTCAGGATCATCGGCATACGCTATGGCAAGTTTAGCTGCCACGTCTTCATCTTCTTTGCTGGGCTTCAATTCTAGCCCGTGTTCTGCCAGCTCTAAGGCCGTCGTCTTCGCTGCTCGCGCACGGACACTCAAGTCCACGGCGGGGTCGTCATCAAATAGCGGAACCCCTGTCTCGGGTTCGAGTTTAATCGTCATATTGTAATCGCAGGTTGTTAAACCGGAGTGCCTTTGTACCATACTTGTTTACACAAGACAAGCATAGGGAGTTGCCCATACCATTTATAGTATACCCTGCATGATTATTATACATTTCCGATCATATTAGATCAGCTATACAATAGCGCCTCTTTCAACCCCCCTACTGTTCTGAGGTTTCTTTGTGTTTGGTCTTACTGTGTTTATTGTTTCGGCGTGTATTGTTGTTATTGTGGGGCTTGGTGTTATTGCCCTAGAGGATGGTCTACCCTTTTAAAGTTACGTAGGAGGTCTAGCCCCTCCTTTTCTGCTTCTTCTGTAAATTTGTTGGGGTGTATCTGCAAACACCCTTTACTCCCCAGCTCTTCCGTAGGTTTTATAAGCACTCTCTGCTCGTCTAAAGCAATGAACATATAGAAGTCTGCTATCTTTTGCGTACGTAAGTTGTACAGGTACTTACGTACTGGGTTTCTGTACCGCTGCTTGAGTGTTGCAAGGTTAGCCGCCTTCACCTGTAACGTGAACATCTCTTCGTGGTACGACTGGCACCATAAGTCTACGCCGGAACGGTCTACGTGGTGGCACTCTATGCCGTGACGCTCCAAAACATACATAGCAAAGAACTCACCTATCCTCCCTGTGTGTGCAGGGTTATCTATTCTGTTCTTTATCTTACTCACGTCCTGCCTATGTATTACCTAATAGGAACGTAC